TACATACTTACCACTTACGTGTACTAATGCGTGTACTACTTAAAACAATTACTTATAACTTAATTAGATACTTAAATAACTTATATAACATTAATTATATAACTATCATTTTATAATATCATTATTTCATACTTAATATTTAATAATAAAAATTTACTTATTACTTATACTTAAACTTATTACTTATTTCTTATTAATAATTCTTTTTCAAATTTTTCTGAATTTTTCTGAAATTTTGGAAATTTTTTGTACTTTAAAGTACGGTACCAGTAAGGTAATTTACCACCACCATTTCCACTCCAGTCGTGAATCTGACTATATAAGAATTTCCCAACAAATAATGGGGTTAATCGTGTTATTATGTTTTTCAACATTTCTTAATAACCTCTATTTCTCCAAAAATACTTATCTAATTTTTCTTTATAAATTCCATTTATACAAGCTTCACAAATTGGCTTCATTTTAAATTGTTTTGTGTTTTCATGTTTATTATTCCAATGTATGAAATCAAAAGTTTTCATATCACGAAATTTGAAATCGCAAATAATGCACTTAATAAAAGACATTATTTTCTATCTCCAAAGAAAATCAAGGAAATACATTTTGTAGAATGTATTGCCATGTTATCAAATTTTCTTCCTGTGATATCTTCGATTTCTCTCATCATGTATAAATCAAGGGTTTTCATTCCTGATTTATTCCAATTTATAATAAATTGTGTTGTGTTTGGCATGATTGCGGTATGAATCCAATCTGCTCCAAAGATGGCTTTAACCTTTGTAGCAATTTCTATTTCTTGTGTTGTGTTGTTTGTTGTATGAATTGCGTTTTGTTTCATAATTAGGGTATAATGTTTGATAATATAAGCTTATCTCAACGAAAAAATAAATCACGTTTTTGTCTAAGTCGTATCAACATTTATTAATGTAAGAAACAAGGGTATATTTTTGTGCCTACGAAAAAAAAACAAGGAATTTAGCTAAGTCGTATCAACATTTATAAAGCTAAAAAACAAGGGTAAAAATTCATTTAAAAAAATCGAATTTTATTTTTTGCTTTTCACGATAAACTTTTTTCGCTTTTTCTTTTCTGCATACTTTGCAAATTCTTTGTTTTCCAACTTTAGATAATTTTTCGTTTTTGTGATAAGTGCAATAAACTTTTTTTGCATTACGAAAAATAGCAATTTTTTTTATTTCTTCTTTTGTTTTTGTAGAATTTAACAAGGGTTTTTACGCCCTTTGTTAAAATCTGTATTAGATAATTTTTCAATTATATTATCTAGTTTTTCCCTTTTTTCTAAAGTTTGGATTTTTGCTAAATATCTTTTTTGTGATATTTCACGCTCTCTTAGTTCTTTCTTCATCTGCACAATAGTAAAATCTAAATCTTTTACTAGTTGTCTATTGTTTTCTATTTCTTGATTTAGTTCTTTGATATAATCAAAGAGAGTTAAACCATGCTGATTTATTTCTTTTGTCAATTCTGAAACAAAAGAAAAAAGGTTTTGTGTCATTGTTTAAATGACACCTCAAAACCTGCCTTTTTTGCTTGCTGGATAAATAATCCATTTGGTTTTTCATGGTTGTAAAATACTCTAGTTTTTCCGCTTGCATCTGGCTTTTTTGCTGGGTTTAACCAATTTGTTAATTCACTCCATGCTGTGAATTTGTCGCCATCTATATTACCTCTTTTTGCATACCAATATAATTTTCCGTTCAATGGTTTTGAACATCTTTCAAAAATTATTTGATTTCCAAATTTTTGGTCTACTTCTTTTTCTGTCATTTGTGTTTTTTTAATGACTTTTTTTGTAGTAGAATTTGAAGAATTTTCTGTAAAATATTTTTCTTCAAGTTCTTGAATTTTTGCATTTTTCTTATCAACTTGTTTTGTCAATTTGTTGATTTTTCTTTTTGCAAAAAATCTTCCTACTGCTACTATTGGGTTTTCCAATGTAATCGTTTTTGACATGATTAGGGTAAGATGTTGGGATATATAAACACAGCTGGTCTATATATACCCTGAGGACTTAGCTAATTTTTTGTTTTATTTTTTTTAATTTCAAATTTTAGGTTTTATCCCCTTGTTTCTTACCCTTATTAATGTTTAGGAAAGAAATTTTTAGTAGGTTGGTTTTTATATCCCTATATTATATGATAATTATGAAAATTTCAAACACACAACAACAAAAAATGTTAGTTGAATTGGAAGAATTTTTTTCTGTAATTCCAAGACTAGACCAACATCACAAAGTATCTATTAGTTTTCCTGATAGAACTGTTCAAGAACAAACATCATTAAGAGTTTGTATAAAAACACCACATACAGAACAACTAGAAATGCTTTCTTTACATGATTACCAAATCAAAGAAGTAAAGAAAATCACAGGATTAAAAGTCAAAAGTGTTAATGCTTTTGTTCATGCCAACGAAAACACCGAATTTGTAGCAATGTTTGAATAATTTTTTTTCAAACTTTTTTTTATTTTTTTTCAAAAGTATTTTCACGAGGTTTCAAATCCAAGATTCATCAGCTAAGTACTCAGAGAAAAAAATGTGTTTTTTGGCTTTCTGGGGGGCTACAAAAAAATTAAAACTTGCCTGTTTTGTTCCAACCACGGTACGCATCGTCTGTTTCGCACTTGAGGCAGGAGTTAAAAAAACTTGGGGAACCGCATTTCTCACACTGGTTGATGTCTCGAAGATAGTCCTTTCCACTGAAAGATTTTTTTAATCCTCTACAAAAGTTCAAAAATGACTGTACAATGTCATCCATTTGACGGATTGCCTCCACCTTCAGTCTGGGGGGTTCCATTAATATCATTCATAGCAATAGTACCCTGAAGCCTAAACATACACTTCATCCAGCCGTTCTTGCTGTGTTCTCCGAATTTCTCATAGCATACTATGCATATGGTCTTTTTAAAATCGTTATTGGAAATTGTCATTGTTACTCCAGATCGTCAATTATTCTGCATACTCCGTCAGAACATTCGGTTCGTTTTTTCTTTTTCTTTTCTTCAGACATGATTTTATATCAAAACACTTTGATTTAAATGTTGTCAAACAGGATAGTCTTTCTTTGCCTGGCTTACGGGAATGAAAGGAATCGTAACAGGAAGCCACATGAAACTGTGTCTTATCCAGAACTTTATTGTTTTCTTGCTACCATACCAGTTGTCATGAACGATAACGGTAGCAGCTGCTCCTTTCGTGCCTGCCCTTCCCTCGGGGGCATTATATTTCCTAGTAATATGAAAAGTACCAATCCTATCCTGATAAAGAGCATGAAGCAACTCATGAGCAAGAGGCATAACGTTTGATCTAAGCATGAACGGATTCTTTGAATCGTTGACAAACACGTAAATTACGTGGTCTCCAGTCACTCCCCAGGCGATTCCGTCGCTTGTTTCTATGTTCAGATGCTCATAAAATGACTTGAACTCGTCCTGATCCTCTACAGATATGATGTTTAGTTCCCAGTTTTCCTCAAAATTTTTCCATACTTCGTATGAGGATCCGCTTCTTCCGTCATGACCGTTAAGCATAATTGTTCTTTGAACTATGTCAGTGTAGGTTTTCTCGCTTATGTTCTTTGTAAAGAAATTAATCATATATAGTCACTCATTTATTTGCTAATATACTTAACGATTCAAGTATGTTTCTATGCAACTTTTCGTCATGTTCCTTAATAACATATGAAAGACCTCTTAACAGTCCTGTAAGCGTAATACCAAAGTCGTTCTTAAATTCAAAGTTGTCTTTCATCTGAAAACAGTCGTTTACATAGATGCAGGCGTTGATAACAGACTCTTTGTCCATGTCTTCTGGTATGCCAGGAGGTTCCATGGTAATCTTTAATAGTGGATCTATATAATTATACTCATGACTTGCAAATGTGATAAAGAATACAGAGATAAAACCTGTGATTCTCATGGAGATAATCCTAAACCTGTTCAAAAAGTTAACAAAACTGTGACAAAAATAGACAAAGTTTAAATAGACACGCGTTAATAATTCGATATGGGGTTTGTTAATAACATTAGAACATCAATTAATGGACTAATAGCCAAGGCTCAGGCAGGGGAGACAGGTAAAACCGTCAGACCAAGCATAACACAACCCTACATGAGTACCGATACAGGTGCCAAACTACCAATTTTCCCATTCCCACTCATAATGATCTATGAGTTGGCAAACAACATAGATGCTTTACGTATTCCTATCGAGACTATTAACCGTGAAATGTTCAAAAATGGGTTCGAAATAGTCGAGAAATTCAAATACAAATGCACGGACTGCTCCAAAGAGTTCCAATACCCCCCACTTAACCCTGATATTAAAGAAGATAATTCTACAGTCAATACTGAACTTACAATAGAGGAAGAAAGAGAGACCAAAAATAACACCTTAATCTGCGATACCTGTGGAGGAACCAATCTTATCAGACCAATTCCAGAACACAGAAAAGTTTTGGAAAATTTGATGGTTGATTCCGTAAATGGCAACGAACAGACACTTGAGGATGTCATGAGAATGGTTGAAAGAGACCTCGAAATTGCCGATAATGCATACATTTTAACGCTAAAATCCTACGCTTTTAACGATAAAGGCGATATTATGGCTAAACAAACGAAAATAAAAGAAATGATAAGAGCCGATCCAGCACAGATTGCAATGATTGCAGACTCTGACGGACGTATAGGATATGATGATAAAGGTCATAAAGTACGTGTTTGTCCTCATTCTGAGCACCGAGAGCACAGAATTTTGGATGACGAGTACTGTAACATTATAGAAGACGGAAAGCATTCCATGCCCTTGAAGGCTCTGAAAGCCATCTGTGAAGTCAACTCCATCTATTCGCTAGGTATTCCAAATCCAAAACGATTTGTCTATGCTGAAGGCGAGGTTATCTGGAAGGCAGGCAAGTACAGACCAGACTTGGTTTATGGCTTCTCCCCGATCTACTCCATATGGAGCAAGGTTATGGCACTGTCACACATGGACGAGTACATCAGAAAGTATTTCGACAAGATGAGACCGCCACGAGGTATGCTGGTTATCGCATCAAGAAACTATGAGACTTTCAGAAAGTCATGGGATGCATTAGAAGAGTCAGCCGCAGAGGATCCATACAGAATACACCCACTGCTTGTTGAAAACGACAGAGGCGGTGGAGCAAGCAACATGGCAGAATGGATAGACTTTACTGGATCGTTAAAGGAATTAGAATTTACTACAATACGAAGGGAACTCCGTATGATTATAGGTGCAACCTATGGTGTCCTTCCGCTTTACTTTGGAGAACTTCCAACTGGTTGGTCACAGGAAGGTCTGCAAGTTACAATTACAAACAGGGCAGTCAAATGGGGTCAGGACTTTTTGTACAAGGGATTCTTGCAAAAGATTGCATTCATGCTAAACATTGACGACTGGGAATTAAAACTAAAGACTGGCGAAGAAACCGACAAACTTAGAAACCTACAGATAGAAGGAGTCGAAATCGAAAACATGAGAGCATACCAGTCAATGGGATTCGAGGTTACAAGAACTCACACAGGAGAGTTTGTTGTCTCAAAGGATCCTGTCGTCTCCATAGCCGACCAGATCGAAGCCGAAGAGAACAACGGTGGAACTGTCAAGAACCCTGGAAAACGAGGCGGCACAGCCGCCCCAAAGGAGGAGCAACAGCGTATGCAGGGAGAGCCAGGAAAACAGAGACCGTCCGACACTGGAGGAATTGGACAAGGAGCACCTTCGTCAGGAGCAGGAACAAGTATGTCTCGAAAGTCTTTTCCAGACGGCATTACCCCAGCAAACTTTGAACTTGTAAAGACAACATTGCAGACGTCCGTAGACTTTGGATGGAATAAAACTAAAACGGTAGAAGAACTTCGCAAGTCTGGCATGACAGTTAGACAAGCCAGGGAAGTTGTGAAGAATGAATTCGAAGGTTTAAATAGTTGGGAGAAAGATGACATACAAGAATCATGACTGCGAAGACTGTAGAAAAAAAAGAAAGGAAGAAGAAAGCAAATCCAGTTGCAAAGACTGTAAAGATTAACATCAAAAAAACTCGTTGCGAAGAAACAATAGAGGCTATAATTAAAATGACTAAAAAATGCGAGCAAGGTACTGAACAGATAGAGTTCTATACCTACACCGCACTTGATCAATGCTTGAAGAGGTTGACTGGATATTGCCCACCGAATTAGACACTAACAAGAACGCAAACGATCATACAAAAAAACTTTGGGAAAAACACCAAGAGAACGAGTACACCAGAGTCAACGCATACAAAGAGGCATTATGTTTTGGTTGCTTAAAGAATAAGGCATCAAACGCAACGGTTTCAGACATATGTGGAGACTGTGCAGGAAAGAAGGGCAGAGAGGCACTTATGGCAGTCGTAAAGGTAAAGCATTACGGTCTATGTTATTTCTGTAACACTTACAAGTTTGGTCTGGAACAGATCAACATCCGTCTATGCAGTAGCTGTCACAGACGTGTTGCTAACGTCACTAAGGAATACAACAAGAAGGGCGGTATGCTCGGAACTGATCCTTTCTGGCTTTCATTAAAAAAGAAACATGGAAAGGACTGGAAAGAAATTATGA